GTGGGCACTATTGTCGCACGCAAGAATGCAAAAGGAGAAACCCGGTACCGGGCGCAGGTGCGGGTGATGCGGGCGGGTGAGCGGATGCGGGCTGAGTCAAAGACGTTCAGCAGGCGGCAGCTGGCCAAGGAATGGATCCGGCGGCGTGAGACGGAACTAGAGGCCAGTGGTGATGTTGAGCTGCCAGGCGGGGCGGATATGTCGTTGCATGATGGCATCCGGGTTTATCTTGAGGCGGTGGGGGATAACTTCGGGCGCAGTAAGAATGCGGCTTTGCGGGCGTTAGCGGATATGCCGATCGCGGAAAAGCGCGTAGTGGATTTGGTGGCTCGGGATTTCATTGACCATGTGCACTGGCGGCGGGCGCAGCCTGTTACGCGCAGCCACCCGAAGGGGGTTGGGCCCTCTACGCTGAACAGTGATTTGATATTTCTGCGCCTGGTGATCCGGTACCTGCAGCATGCCCAGGGCTTGCCGGTGAGCCCGGCTGTTGTGTCTGATGCTGTGGATGCTTTGCGTGCGGGGCGGTTGATATCGAAATCCAGCCAGCGGGAGCGAAGGCCGACGGCCGATGAGTTGAAGCGGCTGGATGCCTATCTGCTTAAGCGGTGGCAATCTGGCAGGATGCGGGTGCCTATGTGGCACCTGATGTGGTTGGCTATTTACAGTGGTCGCCGGCAGGAAGAGTTAGCCAGGCTGCCCCGTAGTGGTTTTGATCGTGAGCATGGCGTGTATCTGGTCGAGGGGGGCATTAAGAGCCCTGGAGGCAGGGGGAATCGCGATGTGGAGGCGGTGTTGCCGGAAGTTGGGTGGCAGGTGGTGGATCGGATTTTGGCGGATTTCCCGGGTGATGAAGGCCCTCTCTTGGACTTTAACCCGAAATCGGCGGGCAGCCGGTGGAATGAGGCCTGCAAGATGCTGGGTATCGTTGATCTGCGCTTTCATGATTTACGGCATGAGGCGCTTTCCCGGTTGGGTGAGGACGGGCTGACGGTGCCCCAGATCCAGCAGGTGAGCCTGCACAACAGCTGGGATAGCTTGCGCCGGTATGTGAACATGCCGGCGCGGCGGGGTGAGCGGTTTGGGTTTAGTGAATCTGTTGGTGTGGGGGTGCAAGAGTGACAGGGTGGGATGTTGTTGAGCCGGTACTGACACTGGGGTTATCTGTTTCGTCGTTGGTTATTGCTTCAATCGCGCTACAGGAATCAGCGCGGAGCGGTGAGGCCCAGAGGATGCACGGCCGATTATCTGTTAAGCCGCTTCTGCATACTTGGTTGGAGGATGATGCTAAATCGCGGCGGATTGTATTTCTTCTCAAAAATAACGGGATCGGCCCGGCAATCATTAAACGAATACAGTTTTTCCCCAAGGAGGGGGTAAACAAGAAAGAGTATCGCCTGGGAACGCTTGCTCACTTGTTTGATAGCCAGATCCACCGATTCTTCGATAGAGCGTCATACCGGGCGCTTTCTCTGGCTTCGTCATATGCGTTGTCCGCGGGCGATCAGCTCACATTGTTTGTTATCGATACCAAGCTTGAGCTGCCTGAAAATGAGGCGGAGCGGTTGTCTGCAGAAATTATTAAAGGTCTTTCCTGTTTTGTTGAGTACGAAAATATCTACGGTGAGCGTTTCAGCTCCGTTGATCCGTAACTGGCGTGCTGCCGCTTAGGCATATTTCATGCTTTCATCGGTTGCACTCTGTAGAGGTTGGCTTAAGTTCATGACATGTACCTAGCTATTTCTTTGCCGACCCACTCTCCGACAGGTGTGCTAACTCCGTTGCCAATCTGCCGGTAGGCCGATGTGTCTGACACGGGAAATTTAAACCAATCGGGTAGGCCCTGAAGACGTGCGTATTCGCGAACTGAAAACGGGCGAACTCCCAGCGGGTAGCGTTTGTCGACGACCAGGCGGGTGCTCTTATCCTTCGCGTAGTGTGCGACACAGGTGGGGGCAAGGTCGCCTTTGGCTGGATCGCAGATGATTGGCAGGTCCCGGTAGCCCCCGGTCATGCGTGTCTTGATAGCCTTGGGCAGTGTGACCCGAGGTTCGGTTTCCAGTATTTCAGCAAGCGTTATGGGCTTTGTGTTCTCTGGTGGGCGTACTGAAAATGGCCGGCGGGTGCCGATGATGATGAGCCGCTGGCGGCGTTGAGGGAGCCACGTTTCAGATCTGATTGGGCAAAATATCTGGACGTAATAATCCGGCAGTTTGCTCATTGCTTCCATCACGATGGGAAAGGCGCGCATCCCTGGCACGTTTTCCACCACATAGAATTCCGGGCGTGCCAGGGCGAGGTGTCGCAGGGCATGCAGGAACAACTCATCACCAGTGCGTGTAGAGTGAATATCCGCGATAGTGCTGTATTTGGTGCAGGGGTAAGTGAACACCATGCCGTCGCAGCTGTCCTGCTCCAGCACCAGCTGCTGGGTGATGTCGCACTGGGTGACGTGGTCGCCAAGGTTGTGGCGGTATGTCGTGCAGGCATCCGCGTCCAACTCGAATGCTTGATTGATCTGTATCCCTGCCGCGATCAGGCCAGCATCCATTAGCCCGGCGCCGCAGAAATAGCTGTTTACTGTGGTGATCATTGATGGGCACCTGCTGGATCTCTGAGAGGGCACCCGTCCTGGGTGGCTTTGCATCGGGAAAAGTCTCGGGCGCAGGCGCAGCCGTGGCGGTGGCTTACCATTTTGTTGGCGTCACCGATATGGTCGGGATCTGGTGCGGCTCCGAGCATGGCTGCGTAACACAAGCGGGCTTTTAGGGCGGCTTCCTGGCATCCAGACAGATCATCAAAGGCGCCATTGAATTCTGGATCAATGTCAGACTCGAACCCCTGAAGAACCATGTCTTCGGTGGGCTCAATCGGCACCAGCTTCCAGCCCTCCGAAACCTGCGTGGGCTTGGGGTGGAGGAATACCGGATGGCTGCCGAGCGGAACGCAGCTTAGTGGGTCCAGTCTGTAACTGGCAGTTGTGGCATTCTCGCTTACATGCAGTGTAGCCACCGGATCGGTGCTCTCTGCTGACTGAAGGGCGGCTTGCCATGCCCTCCATGCAGATCTTGGGACGTGAAAGAAATAATCTCCGTCTTCCTCGACGGCCAATTCTTCCGGGTCGCCGTCAATCTCGCTCAGATACCACTTCTCAAACGCCTCTCGAATATCACTCATTGTGTTGCTCCTTTTCATAGTTCAGCCCCATGCATGCCATGCCAACGGCCCCGGTTTTAAATGTCAGGCAGGGGTTAACGGTGCAGGGCAGCCCGATCTTTTTGCACCAGCCGCCGCGCTTGTGAATGCATCCAGTACATTCGCTGCTATTTGTCCATGCTTGGGCAGCTGGTGAGTTTTTCTCTCGTGCCAAGGTCAGCCAGGCAGCCCAGCGGTGGCGGCGTTCTGGCTCAGGGATGTCCTCCGGATGTGCGCCGAGGATCTCGGTGAATCGTGAGTCGAGAGTGACGGGCTCGCAGAGCATGGGTATCTGATGTGTCATGGTCATCACCTCAGCCTGATCACTTGAAACCCTGCATCGGTCACCACCCAGTCCAGCTCTGCCAGCGTGTCGTTGGCGGTTTGGGCGGCGATGGGTAGCAGGTCGTACAGGTGGCAGCGGTGGTTGTGGCGGATGTCTTGCTGCCATTTCTCTTTGCCATCGGTGGCGTACACGCGGATGAGCCATTTGCTGGGGCCGAGTCCGCGTGCACGCGGATGGATATGTGGTTCGTCGTTGTGCACGGAGTGGGTGGCGACGATCATTTGTGCCTCCCGTGTACCTGGGTGAGGTGCTTGTTGACGGCTCGGCCCCGGGCGAAGACGGCTTTGGCCAGGCGCAGCAACAGCTCGACCACTTGCAGCCGCTCCAGTAGATCCTCGATGTGCGGGGTTTTGTTGCGGGCGACGTTGGCCCTGAAGATCAGGACCAATATTTCCACGCATTCCTCCCGCACCTTCTCGCCGATGAGCCGTTTGAAATCACGCGGGATGTTCCGGGTGATGTCGGTGGTCACGGAGAGCAGGTCATAGGCCAGCTTGTAAATCGGCAACTGGTGATGAAGTGCCATGCTGAAAACTCGCGAAGCGCGCTGCGCGCGCTGTTAATGGTTAAAGGGTTGAATGGCTAATGAATCTGCGGACGGCGCGAGCGTGGAACGCGCGGCTCTTGTGGACGCCGCCCTGGGCGCCATCTACAAAGTACTGAAGCCAGGCGTTGTGGGCTGAGGACTGCGTGCTGGACCAGTGCCACACCTTGTCGAACAGCTCGGGCACGTTGGCATAGAGCAGGGACAGTTCCCGGCGGGCGGGCAGGTACCAATCGCGGAACCCATTCAATCGCAGAATGTGCGCCCAGTGTGCGGCGGGGTGGTCGTTATCGCTTTCGGCGAGCGCAATGGTATTGGCCAGGCCGTCCCATTCGTGATCAGCGCCGGCAGTAGATTTTCCGGCTGAACCATAGGTGACTTCTTTCTGCTGAGCGGTAGGGCCTGTGGCGACAATCAGGTGATAATCCGGCAGGCCATTGCTGCCGCGCACCATGCCGGCATAAACGCCGCCCTGTTCGGGCCATTCTTCGCCAATGGCCGGGATCTGGCCCGGGTTGTCGTTGGCATGGCCGGGCAAGGTGGCCAGCCAGTTTTCCACAATGGTGTCGTGGGGCAGCAGGATGGTGGCACCGCCGTGTTTCACTTCCATCAGTTGCTGAGTCTTCATGTCAGTCTCCAAAAAAATCGGCGCGAAGGGCGCTTCGCGCCCTTTGAATGGCTGAATGGGTTAATTGATGAGGAATCTGCGGACGGCGCGAGCGCGGAACGCGTTGATCTTGAGGTCGTAGTCCTGGACGCCATCTACAAAGTCCTGCATCCAGGCGCCGTTGGCTGAGTACTGCGTGCTGGTCCAGTACCAAGCGCGCTCCAGGGCCTGCTCACCGTCTTCCTGAAATTCGGGGGTGGTGGTTTGTGCGGGCTCATCGATTGAGTAGGCATAGCCAACCGGTACGCTGCTGGGGTTGTCGCCGCGCAAGCGCCAGTTTTCATCTGTGGTGGGTTTCAGGGTGCGATACACCAGCTCCAGTTCGTCCCGGGCGGGCAGGTACCAGTCGGTGTGCCCGTTGATGTTCAGGGCCTGAATGGCTTTTGCCAGTTCGCTGCCCGCTTCGGCCATGGCCTGGGTGTTGGCTTGGCCGTCGAAGAAGCTGTTGGCCCCTTCGATGGCGGTGCGGTTTTTCCATGGGCCCCATTGCTGGTCGTCCAAGTCGCCCTCTTTTGGGGATACGACGATGCCGAATTTCTGGCCGTTGATGTTGATGATGCCAGCGAAGTAGCCGCCTTCGGTTTCAAAGCCGATGGCAAAACGGCGTTCGGTTTCCTGTTTTTCTGCGGTTGCTTGTTGCATGGTTTTCTCTCCCAGTTGCTCGGGCAACGCCCGGGTTGCCCCGGGCGTGTGGGTTAGGCGCTGAAGGCGCCGATGGTGACGGGGAGGGTGTCGCCGAATTTTTCTTGCAGCAGGCCGGCGAACTCCTCGGCCATTTCTTCTTCGTGCTGTTCAGGGCGGATGATCCGCAGGCTGAGCAGGGGGTTTTCTTCGACGGTACGCAAGCTCATGCGCAGTACGAAGGTGCGTTCAGCCAGCCCCTGATAGGGGGTGCACTTGAAGAGGATGAAGCTGGGCAGGGGTTCGTTGTTGCTGCTGGCTTCCACTTGTTCAAGCGAGGAGCGAGTGGCGCTGAGCTGGCCTTCGGTGTGATCGCTGGTGCTGCCGGCCTTGATGGTGATGCGGCGGATGGCGGCGATGACTTGGTTGGCTGTGAGTGCCTGTTCGTCGTTGGTGAGCCCCTGAACGCTGTCGCGCCAGTCTTCCAGCCACTCGGCCAGCTGCTGCTGGGAGCGTGCGGCGCCATCGGTTTTGTTGATAGCGTCGAAGGCGGCGGTGGTTTTCAGCTTCATCTTAGCCAGGCTGTCGGCGTGGCCCGGCGCATTGATGCTGCCGAGGTTCAGTACTGCGGTGGCCGTCATGTCGTCCGGGTAGACGAAGCACTCGGCCCCGAGATCAGCCTTGGCCTCTGTGTAGTTGACAAAATCTTCAACGCTGCTGGTGGCGAATTTGCCGCGAAAGCGATTGCGGCGGGGTTTGAACTGCTCCAGATCCAGCACCTTTGTATCGTTGGGCAGGGCGGCTACGTCGAGATTTTGTTCCGCTGCCGTCTTGTTGAATTCAAGGCGGGTGGTGTTGTCCTGGATGTGTTCCAGTAGGGTTGTGGTGGCGAGTGTTTCCATGAGCTTATTGCTCCTCTTTTGCGGGGGTTTTCAGGAAATCCATCTGGGCATCGGGGGCGATGGTCATCTTGCCGCCCTTGCCCACATACATGGGTGTGGTGGTGGTGTCTTCTTCGGTAGCCTTACCGCGCAGGGTGGGGCGCGACACTTTCAGGGTGTGGCCGATTTGCACCTGGTGGGATTCACCGATCTGCTGAACGTCCAGCTCGATGGTGATCTTCCCTTTCTTTCTGCCTTTGCCGTGGTCGATGGTGCCGGCGGCGACATCGGACAGGGCTTGGCCGAGCTTTTGGGCGAACACGCCGCCGTCCAGTTCGCTGATGAAGTCATCTACGTTTGTACGCATGGTTCTCTCTCCCATTGGGGGTTGGTGGTTAGTACTTCTTGCCGTTGTTGCCGGCGCGGTTGGCCAGCTTGTGATCGGCGCGTTGTTGGTTGTAAGCCAGCTTTTCTGTAACAGCGCCCCCGAGGTCGTAGCCCATGGCTCCGGCGAGGTCATGGATGCGAATAAGGGCATCGGCCAGCTCTACTTCCGCCATGTCCCGATGGGGAAGGTGGTCGTCTTTCAGGCCTTTTCGGTGGCCTTCCATGGCTTCACTGATCTCGGAATGGATCAGGCAGAGCTTCACCGGGAAGGTGGGGTTGGGGTCGATGTCGTTTCCTGTATCAGGGTCGGTCCACCAGCCGGCGTTTTTGGAAAGTGCGTGGCACAACCAGGTGGTGTTGGTGACGTGTTGGCTGATTCCTTCCATTCCTGCTTCAATCGTTGCGTCTTTCATATGGGCTCCTTTCAAGCTGCTTCGTTGATCGCTTTCCATTCCCGGGCGGCTTCGTTGCGTTGCGCGTCGAGGTGGTTGGCGAGATCTTGGGTGTGCACTAGCCACGGGGCCTTCTGGCTGCGGCTTCCCCGGTGTGCGGGAAACGGCAGTGCCTGGCGGGCAGCACGGCGTTTGGCTTGGGCCGGGCTCAGGCCGAGGTATTTTTCGGCGAGGGCGTCCAGCGGGATTTCCGCTGTCTCGAATTCGGCCATGAGTAGAAATAGTGTGTTCATCGCAGTAGCAGCCAGATTGCTAGGGCGCTGCCGCTGACCAGGGTGATGATCAGCAGGGCGCAGTCGGTTTGTTTTTGCTGTCGCTCTGTCGGTAGAGGAAGCTGCATAAGCTGGACAGGGCCGCGTGGGCTTCGCAGGCGGCTTTTGCCTGGCCGGCATCGCTGTAGCAGCCAATGCACTGGTGCACGAGGCCCTGCCATGGCAGGGCTCTGCTGTAGGGCGGTTTGGGTGGCCAGGCGGTGTACACGGCTTTGGTGGCTGTGTATGTCTTGCTGACCTGGTAGGCCCCGGCGCTGAGCGCGTATTTGTGCTTTTGCGTCCATTCCATGTGCCCCTCTATGCGGCGTTGTCGAGCAGGCCAAACAGTTCCACAAGGCCGGCTTCGGTGATGTCGATTCGTGTTCGCCATGCCCAGCCCACTACGGGGTGGTGGTACTGGGTGTGTTCTTCTTTGAGCCAGCCCTCGCGCACCCATGTTGGGTGGGCCCGTTCTTCGGGGGTGATGGCGCCCATGCCGCGTAGCTGTTCGCGGAGTTGGCCTGGCTTGGTGCCAAGGCGCTGCGCGGCGTGCTTGATGCGGTAGGTGGGCTGGCTCATGGTTAACCTCCGAAGGGCTCCCTGCCGATCAGCCGGCCCGGTTTGGCGGTGTGCCACCATTCCCGGGGCTGATCGGATTGGTAAATCCGGTATTCGTAGTGAGGCCAGTGCACGCCCAGGCGGTGCAGGAAGCCCCATTTGTGCTTCCAATCGGTGTGGATGAAGAGCGTCCAGGTCTCCGGCTTTACGCCTGCGATGCGGTGCAGGGTTGCCCGCGTGATGTGGTTGAACCAGCGGACTGGGCGCGTCTCTACGGTGGCCACTACCAGGTCCGGTTCAATCCACCGGGCGAATGGCGCGTGGTGTTCGCGGTAGTGGCCGGTGAGCACCAGGCTGATGGCGTGGTTCCACGGGTGGTTGTGCAGACTGCGTTCGTGGTCGTCGCGCACGAACCGGTGGAGGTAGACCGTGAGCCCCAGCAGCTGGCCGATGAAGTACCGCTCAAGATAGGGCTTACCCTCGATCTTGATCAGCTGAGTAGGGCGGTTAGCGGTGAGCCGGTAGAGGAGGCGGGCTAGCAGGTTCATGCTGCCCTCCCGTTGGCTTTGCCAGTGGCCAGGCGGGCCTTTTCCTTGTTAAGCAGCCACTGGGTGACAGCCAGATTGGTCTGGGCATGCAGGTCATCCGCGGTGCCATCGTTCAGTAGGTAGCCGTCGCTGTCTTCCATGACGATGGGCTGGTTGGTGGCGCGAGTGCTGTTGCTGGTGCCAGTGGTGCGGTGAACGTGGACCACGAAGCCGCCCATGCAGCGCGCCCAGGTTGCTTCTTCTTCGGTGCGCAGATCGGTGATGACGATCATGGCGTCCTGTTTGCGTACGCGTTCTACCAAGCGAATTCGGTCGATCAGCTTGTCGATCAGGTGTTCTTCGCCAAGGCTTTCGCGTAGGGCGTCACCCAGCTTTTCGAGAAGAGTGCGCACGATGGTGCTGCCCGATTCTTTTGCAGTTCGAACCTCTGCCACGCTTATGCCCATGGCGTCTGCCGCGAGTTTGTAGAGCGGGTCGGCGAAGGCTATCAGGTGGGCCTGATAGGCTTGTTGCAAGGCCTCGGCGGCGGTGTTCTTGCCGGCGCCGCCGGGGCCGGTGAAGGCGATGATTTTCATGCGGGTTCTCCGGTGGTGAGGCCTGTGAGTTGTCGTCCGGCGTCGGTGAGGATGTAAGGGCTGCCTATGCGGTGGTGCTGGGCAGCAGCAATGAGTGTCGTGGCGCGTTGAGCAAGATGCCCTAGTGGTTGGCCCATGAAGGCTGTCCAGATGCCGTCCAGGCGGAGCAGGATCACGTGGGTATGGTCAGCCTCACCCTGAAGCGCTTTCTCTACCCCGAGGTTCAGGTTGTGCATGATTTCGGCGCGGGCACGATTGAGCTGGTAGTCATTCATGCTCAGCTTGTCGGTAAGCAGGTTCATACCACCGCCCCTTCAATAGCATCGGCTGCATCGGCGTAGCATTCGCCTGCTGTGCCGGTGCCGTGGTAGATCACATTGCTTGGGTCGCCGGCCGGGTAGATGGTCACCGTGGTGGCCTCTACGCTTTTGATTACGGCGACGGAAAGGGTGATGCCGTGGACGCGGATCTGCTGTGTGCCTTTGTTTGTCCATGGCCCTGCGCCTCGGATAGCTGATCGCAATTCCTTTTCGTTCTGAATGGTGAGTCTCATGCGGCGTTACTCCCTGTGCGTTTGCGGCGGCAGCGGGCCAAGTACTGGTCTGCCTGTTCGGTGATGCGGGCGCGGGCGGTGAGCGTTTGATTGCTGACGGGCAGTTCGGCCATGTAGCGGTCCAGCAACCGACCGCTGCGCAGCATGGCTTGCTCCATGTCGGCAGTGGTCTGTAGGCGCTTGAAGGCGCGCTGGGCGTTGTGAATGCGGGCTGGAATGCTGGTCATGGTGATCACCCGATTAGGCTGCGCTGGGGCCGTCGCCACCGTGATTACGGTGGTGGGCGCTCAGGCGCTGGATGGCCGGCACGGCAGAGCGGCGCTGGTGGCGCGGCAGGGCATTGCCTTTGCGGGCCAGCCAGTGGCTGTGGGGAATCAGTTGGGCGCTGGTGCCGTGGATAACGGCGACCAGGCCGGTTTGGCGTTGCAGCTTGTAGATGGCTGCCGGGGTGGCGGCAGTCGGATGGATGTGGATGCTCATTGCTAATGACTCCGTTAGCTTGTGCTAAATACGTTAGCTCAGGCTAAATATTGGAGTCAATAGCTAATGCTAATTTATTTTCAGGGAGGCATAAAAAAACCCGCTCTAGGCGGGCTCTTTGGTTCTAGGGTTATGGGCAGAGGTTAGGGAAGTGAGTCTGAAACCACTTTAAGTCTGTAAAGGTTTCGGGGTTGTCATCCTTGGTGTATCCGGAAACAGTGGCGGCCTCGTTCTGAGCAAGTGCAATTAAAGTGTCTTTGATTGGGGGTTCGTCCAGTTCAATCATTGCTATCTTGCCTTTGCGGTCGGCGTAGCATTCTTCAGATAATTCCTGGCTTTCTGCTAAGGCGGGCTCCAGTGCTACATACCGGCGGCGGAGCTCGGCGTGGAGGTTTGAGCGCTTTTGTGTCTCAAACATCAGATCAATAGCCTGGGTGATCGCAATGAAAGCGGCGAGCCAAGTCGCATATTTGCTGTGGGGGCCAATGAATGCCCATACGGCGGCGGAGCTTAAAACCAGAGATACCAAGCCGGTAAACCTGTGCCACTTTTCAAAGAAAGCCTGGCGGCGCATGTGATACCTGGCGCCAGTCCTTACGTTGTGCAGCACATCAGCGTGGCGTTCATGGTTGTCCATTCGGTCTATCTCCGTGGAGGTTTGGGGCTCGGCCTGCTCTGGTGGATAGTCGATTCTTTTTGACGTTCACCGTAAGTGAGGTTTCCGCCTGAATTCTGGTTGCGGGCGCTGTCGTTAGTTGGGCGCCCAGCATTGCTGGATCTGCCTTTATTATCGCTCTTGTTGTTTGATTTTGTCACTTCCCCTCCATAGTTAATCAGTAGTGATTGTTTTAAGGTCGAAATCGAATTTCTTTAACGGTCCCAACTATTCGGCAGTTACCGTTGATTTTTATGGTGTCGTAGGCCGTGTTAAGCGGCTTTAGGTACCGGTTGGGGCCGTCGATCACCAGCTTTTTAAAGGTGGCTTCATCTTCGCTGTCCAGCTTTGCGACCACTAGGCTGCCATTTTCAGGCTGTGTGTCCGGGTCGACCATGATTAGGTACCCCTCTGGGACACTTAGCCCTGCCGGGGCGGTCATGGAGTCACCTTTCACTCGTAACCAAAATGCATGTGGGCCTGCGTTGGCGGGGGTTTCTTCTCGGCTTTCGCCTTCGCCTACGCTGTATAAGTCAACCGCTTCGGCCCATTCCCCGGCTTGAACCCAGCTTATAACGGGTGCGGATCGGGCGGTGTGGGGTACATACGCTGGTTCAACATTTGAATCTTTTATTTCGTTGGCGATCAGGCGGCCGTCTAGGGCGCCAAGCGGGATGCCCAGTTTTTGCTCCATGTTACGGGCAGACTTTTCCCCAAAGGCTCGGTGCCCGCTGAGTATTTGAGAGATGTAGCTTGCGTCTAGCCCGAACTTCCGGGCGAATTTCGCTTGTGATCCATATTCCAGAACCAGGGTGCGGAGGGCTTCTACGCGGGCCTTGTGGGCGTAAGTCGTATCATTCATGTCTTAATTCTCCCTAGCCTTTAGCAAAAGTAAATTACTGTTTGCTATTGATTCATTCATTAGCCGGTGCTAATTTGTCTGGGTATGCATCTGAGGGGTGTTCTATGAACCCGATCAAAAAAGCAATTTCAGTAGTGGGTAGTACCCAGAAGGAGTTTGCCGAGCGGCTTGGGGTTTCTGCCCCGTTTATTAGCCAGATCGCCTCCGGGCTTCGCCGTGTGCCGGCTGAGCTTTGTCAGGACATTGAGGATATGACAGGCGGTGAGGTGACCTGCCAAGAACTGCGCCCTGACGTTTTTCGTGGCAGCAAGGCGGCCTGACGATCACAGAATAGTGGCAGCCAGGCTGCCTGTTTAGAGAAACCCGGGAGAGAGTTTCATCATGTCTATTACTCGTATGAGCCGCATTGAGCTGGCTCAGAATACTTTGCCTGATCTGAAAACGGCGCTGGCAATGACCGCGAAGCGGCAGGGCCTTAAGAAGATTGCCGCCACCTACGACCTGCATCCGCAGGCGCTATACAACAATCTAAACCTGAACGATTCCGACCGTAACCCGACCTTGCAGCAATTCGAGCTGATTACCGAGTATGCCCGTGACCATGACGATGTTGAGCAGATCCTCGATGCGCTTTCGTTGATTACGGGTTGTGTGTGGTTGCCGTGGCCTGACGCTGGCGAGACGGGTAAGACTGAGCTTTTTGGGGAGGTTGCTGAGCTTGTTACGCGGGTGGGTAAGATGACCAGTAACACCCGTGATGCGCTGAAAGATGGGCGTGTTGATGCTGATGAGCTAGCGATTTTGGAAAAGGACCTGCTGCGCCTCTTCCAGTCGGGGTGCCGGTTGGTGGAAGCGGCGCGCTTGTTTGATGGGGTGACCCATGGGTGAGCCGTTGCCGATTCATGAGGCGGAGCAGGCGTTGCTGTATGTCAGCGCGGATGGAGACCGGGAAACGGTTTGGTTCCCGATGGCGGGGGCACTGAAAGATGAATACGGCGAGGCGGGCTTTGAGCTGTTCGATAGCTGGAGCCAGCAGGGCCAGAGTTATGACAAGGGGGCCTGCAAGGCCACCTGGCGCAGCGCGAAGGCTGGCCATTACAGTATTGGTACGCTGATTAAGTTGGCGGTAGAGGGTGGCTGGCAGCGGCCCAAGCGTGAGCTTACGGCAGAGGAAAAGCGGGCGCTTGCCGATGAGGCAAAGGCCCGGCGTGCTGTTCGCCAGAAAGAGCTGGAGGCGGATGCGGAGCGAGCTGCTCAGCTGCAAGAGGCGGTGGCTGACGCTTGCCAGGCCATTTGGGATAACCATACCCAGTCCATTGGCCGCAGTGCTTATTTGGGAAAGAAAGGGGTGGGTGCCCACGGTATTCGTTTTTTCAAGCATGCGGCGCTGTTGGTGATCGATGACCAGGCGATGGCTTGTGAGGTGAAAACCGGGCCGGACATTCGGGCTTTCTTCAATACCCTGGCCAAGCCCCGGCCGGACCATATTTCTTTTCTGAAGCTGGATAGCGGCGCTATTGCGGTGCCCATGCGCGATGCCGCTGGCAAGGTGTGGGCGATTCAGACGGTGAATGAGCAGGGCACTAAATTATTCCCGAAATATTCCCGCAAAAAAGGCTGCTGCCATTTGTTGGGTGACTTGAATGGCTCTGAGCTGGTGGGTTTTGCTGAGGGCTATGCGACGGCAGCAACGGCTTATGAGATTGGCGCTGGCTGGCCGGTAGTGGCCTGCTTTGATTCCGGCAATATGTTTACGGTGGCGGAGGCGTTTCGTGATGCCGGGCTGCTGGAGGGTAAGACGCCGATCTGGCTGGCTGACAACGATAAGGTTAACCCCCGCACTGGTAAGCGTGCTGGGCAAGATGCTGCAGAGCGCTGCCAGGCTGAGTTTGGGGGGGTGATGCTGGTGCCGCATTTCCCGGAAGGGGAGGCGGCATGAGTTTAGTTGAAGGGCTTGTACTGCCGTTTTGTTCCTACAGAAACGGGCGGTGCGATGGCGATGATGTCTCCGGTTTGGGTATTTACTTCGCAGCCATACCAATAACGAATGCCGGTTGTGTGATCGTAGATGGCGGAGCCTTCCAGGCGGTAGGTTTCTGGGCCTGTGGTTTTGTGCTCAAAGAAAATTCTATTCAACTTGCCTTCGCTGGAAGCGGTGAAGGGCTTGTCTGTTTCTTGTTTGATCCAGTTTTTGCAGATGTTGCCGTAGTCGGCCAGCAGCCCTTGTTGAATGCAGGCGGGTGTGTTGGGGCAGGCTTCCAGGGCTTGCTTGAAGCTGCTTACGTTTTCGGCTGGGTGGGCGGCTTTGGGCTTTGCTGTCTCTTGTTTGGGGGCCGGTTCCGGGGCGGGTTTAGCCTGGTTATCCCCAATGATGCTGCCAATGATGAGTCCCCAGAAGCCGATGCCTATGGCGGTGGCCAGAATGATTTTGGGCTTGTTGTTCATTTTCCCCCCAGTGGTGTTTTTACGAGTTCCTCTGTTGTTTGTAATGGCCGGGGGCCGATAAGGCAAGCCGGCTGCATGGGGGTGATGTGTGACTGAGCCCTGGCATGGTGATTGGAATGACCTGGTTGCTGAGCTGGGTAAGGCCAAAGTAAAGGTGTTGTTGAAGGAGCAGCTGGCCGCTGCGTTACAGGCTGCTGCTAATGATTCCGGGTCTCCCGCGCCCTCTGATGTTGGGAGCTCCGATTCTGATGTGGCCGAGGTGCCAGACCTTGATGAAGCCTTTAAGCGGTTTGCGTGGACGGTGCCTGAAGGGCGCATTTGGGATACGCATGAAAAGAAGCTGCTGAAGGAAAAGCAGGTCAGGGATTGGCTCGGTAGTGATGTTTATAAGCAGTGGAAGGACAGCGACCAGCGCCGGACGGTGAAGCACGCGGATGTGTGCCGTGAGGCGTCTGCCGCCCAAAAAAGGGGGGGAGGGGAGCTGTCGCAAGCGTTGCGGCGGTATGTGCTGCTTTACCCTTCGCAGAATGCTTGGGACCGTGAGCGGCGTGAGGTGGTGCCGCTGAATGATTTGAAGCCGATGCTACACCGTTGGTATTCGCAGTGGTTGGAGCACCCTGAGCGCGAGGTTATTGACCGCGAGAAGTTGGTGTTCGACCCGATTCAGCAGCACCGGCCTGAAGATGGCTATATCAATATGTTCCGGGGGCTGCCGTTGAAGCCGGTGAATGCCCCTGGCCGGTGCGACCATATTCGGCAGCTGGTTGATCATTTGTGTAATAACGACCCTGTGGTGTTTGAGTGGTTGATGTGCTGGTTTGCTTACCCGCTGCAGCATGTGGGGGCGAAGATGGCGACTGCGGTGCTGATGCATTCGGAGACGCAGGGAACGGGCAAGAGTTTGCTGTTCGAGCGGGTTATTAAGCCAATGTACGGTGAGTATGCGGCTACGCTGGGGCAGCACCAGTTGGAATCGCAGTACACGGATTGGCGCAGCCAGAAGCTCTTCGGGCTGTTTGAGGAGATTTTCAGCCGCGATCAGAAGTACAGCCACACCGGTACGCTGAAGCACATGATTACCGGTGAGACGCACCGCATCGAGAAGAAGTTTGTGAGTGGCTGGGAAGAGGCTAACCACATGAATGCGGCGTTCCTTTCTAATGAGATCCAACCTTTCCCTGTGGAGCCTACTGACCGCCGAATGCTCGTTGTGTGGCCTGGCACTAAGTTGCCTGAGTCTTTGAAGCAGGGTGTGTTGCATGAGGTGAACAACGGGGGTGTGGAAGCGTTCTATGGCTGGCTGGTTCGCCGCGGTATGCAGTGGCAGGACCGGGGGCAGGAAACGGCTGCGGCGTTTGATACGCACCGGGAGCCGCCGATGACTGAGGCGAAGGCTCGGTTGATTGATTTTGGTAGGCCGAGTTGGGATCTGTTCCACATGGAGTGGAAGGCTGGGCACTTGGCGCCCCGGTATCCCTATGAGACTTGCCTGGTGATGCATCTGTACCAGGTGTATCGGCAGTGGTGTTCGGATGCGGGTGAGCGTGCGATGACGCGTGAGCGGTTTTCCAATGCCCTTTCCGGCAGGGAGCGCCGCCGGCGCGATGTGAAGTATCAGCAGGGTGTTAACGAGCGCAAGGGCACGTTTATTCAGGTGGATGAGCCGCCGGGTGGCACGGCGCAGAAGGAGTGGCTGGGTGGCTTTGCTGATCGCTGGGCGAAGAATTTGGAGCCAGCACATGACTAGGCCGGAGGTAGGCCGGAGGGTGGCCGGAGGTTCGGTTTTTCGTAAGCCGTTGAATAGTAACGAAAGGCCGGAGGGCCGGAAGGGCCGGAGGGGTAACGCGCGCGTGCGTGTGTGCGTGTTATGTGGTGTGGTGGATAGCAACTATCTCGTTTTGTTGTACCCACACGCGAGAAACACCCTCCGGCCCTTCCGGCCCTCCGGCCTTTTCTTATTTATCAGTCAGTTAATGGATGCTTGCCCTCCGGCTTACCCTCCGGCCTGCATCCGGCCTTCTATTTTTTCATGTTCCACGACAAACAATTCAAATATGGTCAGGGGTGTTTTATGAATCCGATCCGGTTGATGGCAAAGATGACGGCTAAAGGGCTGCTGATTGATGGTGGTGGCTTTGGTGGGAGTGTGGTGCTGGTGACGCCACAGGATGTGGCGGGCGCTATGGGAATGGGTAACCTGCCTGCTGAGGCTGAGTTAGTGGGGCGGGCAAAGTTCTGTGATGACAACCAGGCGCAGCTGGCCTTGGCCGGCTGGGTGCAGACTGAGTTCCGGCGGCGGTGTATGCGCAGTGGCTGGAAGACGGATTACTGTGAGGGCCTGGCTACGCTGTGTGTGTTTGAGCTGGTTCACCCGATGCGGTGCAGCCCGTGTGGCGGGCGTGGCAAGGTGTGGCAGCAGGAGCCGGAAATGTCGGATGATGGTGAGTTGTTGCGGATGGCGGACCGGTGGGTGGATTGTTCGGCCTGCAAGGCGACAGGGCAGAGTGTGTTGACGGTGAGGAACCGGGCGGCGATTGCGAAGATAGGCAAGTCACAGTTCAACGATGTTTGGGCAGCGCGGGCTGATGACATGATGGCAACGATCTTTACCCATGAGGATAAAGTGCTGCGGCACTTGTGGCATCAGTTCGCTGATATGGCCGCATGAGAGAATGTTTATTTTTCTTCTCTTGACCTATTGACGGACCGGACAAAAACGACCATCATTTTCCCATCGTGGAAAAGCCCGCCCAGAGAAATCTCGGCGGGTTTTTTTATGCCTGTAATTCGAGCCCGCTGGTTTATGCCTGCGGGCTTTTTTGTTTCTCCCGGTCCCGCTTCGGCGGGGCTTTTTATTTCTGGTGGTGGGGGCTTTATGCAAGACGATCCGGGGCTGTGGGCACAGCTAGTGAGTGCCGGCGGCGATCTGGCACGGCATGCATGGGCCCTGGCCATGGGCGCCTTTGGCGCGATGCTCGGGTACGTGTACCGGCATTATCAGCAACGCGAGGATGGTGAAGAGGTGCGACCGATTGACTGGCTTCGAATGTTACTGGAAGGCCTGACCTGCGGGTTCATTGCGGTCACGGTTTCTTACGGCCTGGAAGCCACTGGTGCGCCAGTGGCCATGGGTAACTTTATTGGTGGGTCGCTGGGATTTGTGGGCACCAAGGCTGCTAGTGAGTGGGCCATCATGTTCGCCAAAAGGAAAACAGGCTGATGATGGGGCACAAGTTCAGCAAGCGCTCGATGGGGCACTTGGCTGAGGTTCATCCGCACCTTGCCATGCTGGCAGTGCGAGCTCTCCAGTTGTCTCCTGTCGATTTTGGTATCACCGATGGTGAGCGAACCCTGGCCGAGCAAAAGCAGGAAGTGGCCGATGGTGACAGCCAGACGCTGAACAGCCGTCATCTGACGGGCCATGCCATTGATGTGCTGGCTTACCCTGATGGGCAAGGCTCTTGGGATTGGCAGTACTACGAGCAGATTGCTGAAGCTGTTAAGGCTGCGGCGGCTGAGCTTGGCGTCGCCGTTATCTGGGGTGGAGACTGGCGCACCCTGAAAGACGGTGCTCACTTCGAGCTAGACCGGCGGGTTTACCGGTGAGCGCGGCAACGGTTCGTGGCGTGGCCATTCTGTTGGTGGTTGCTGGGATCTACGGTGCAGGCCTGCTTACGGGCCGCGCCATGGTTGGGAAGACCTTTGCCGAGTACCGCGAGGACGTGGCGCTGGATGTGATTGTGGACCAGGCGTATTTCATTGTTGAGCAGAACAAGCTGAACACCCAGCTGGCTAACCTGAGCCAGTTGCACCAAGAGGAGAAGGCCCGTGCGGAAGCTGCTGAGCGCAAGCTGCTTGCTGATGTCCAGTCTGGTGATCGTCGGCTGTCAGTCATCACCAACGGTTGTAAAGCCCCCGCACCGGCCACCACCGGAAGCCTGGGTGATGCAGCCCCGCGAGCCGAACTTGACCCAGCGCATGCTGGAAGAATTGTCACCATCACCCAAGACGGAGACGAAGGGCTCCGAGCGCTGAGCTGGCTGCAAGATTATGTGTGCACGGTTTGTGAACCGGAAGGGGCAAGCTGGTCGTTTTGTGGGCGATAACAGGGCGCGGGTCCTCCCTAGCGGCTAACGCATACGGGTGCGCAGAGCGCGGGTTGTTTGCAGATGTGGGTTTCTATAGGGGGTTGTAGTTGTTCCCCGATTATTGGTGGTTTCCATGGATCTTGATGCACAAGCAACGGCTTCTGGCTTCGCGCGGCTGGTTGGTATTAGCCAGCAGGCTGCGAGCAAGCATGCATCTGATGGAAACCTGCGCCGCGATGGCTCTTATGCTGAGTGGCTGCGTGATTACTGCGACCACCTGCGCACCCACGCGGCAGGGCGGGGCGGTGAGAAACAAGCGGATCTGGCGGCTGCCAAAACCGAGGAAGCTCAGGTGAAGGCGGCGCTAGGTCGGCTGACGTACAACGAAAAACTGGGATTGCTGGTGCTGGCTGAAGAAGCTGCCCAGGCAATCACGAATTGGGCGGGCTATGCGAACCGTGAAATTCGCGGTGCGGTAGAGCGTCTGCGCCAGGCACTGGAAAAGGAGCACGGCATCACTATTGATGCCGCAACACTTAGCGATGTCGTTGAACCTGCAATTGAGCGAATTGGCGAGTTTGCAGGCGACGCTGCGAAAGGTCTTACTGAGGGCGTCGAGTAAATTCCGGCCCCGTCGGCATGTGCCGACAGTGCAATGGATGCAGGAACACTACCACCTGCCGGAAACCATTGGTGATCTGGCTGGGCTGTACGACTTTTATTATTCGCCTTATTTCTTGGGCGTCGCCGCGGCGCTGGATGACACCAGCGTGGATGAAGTGGACCTGATGAAAGCCGCCCAGTTGGGCTGGACTTACTTTCTCATCGGGTACCTGGCCAAACGCATCGACGGACACCCGGCGCCGTTGATGGTGCTGTTCGCGAAAGAGAAAGACGGCAAGGCCTTTCACGATGAAAAGCTGGTGCCCGCGCTCAGCGCTACCCCTGCCATGAAAGGCGTGGTCGATGTGACCACCAGCCGCAAGGCGGGCAACCGCTGGGATTTGAAAACCTTCCCGGGCGGCTTCCTGAAACTGGTTGGCTCCAACAGCCCCGGCAACGTGAAGTCCACCAGCTCGGTGGGCGTGGGTGTAGTTGAAGAACCCGACGATACCAGCGTGGATGTGAAGCGGCAGGGGGATGCGATCGGCCTGCTGGAAGAGCGGCTGAAACGCTACCCCGGCAGCAAGCTGATTGTGGGTGGCACCCCAACCATCAAGGACCTGAGCAAAACGGAACACCGCGTGCGTGAATCCGATTGCCGGGTGCTGCCGGTGGTGTGTCACGAATGCGAAGAGAGCCATGTACTGGCATGGGAAAACGTCAGCTGGCTGGATGCCGATGACGAAGCCCCAGTGCACGAAGTGTACGGCCGCGCCATGCCGGATACCGCCGTGTATTGCTGCCCGGGCTGTGGCAGCGGCTGGGATGATCACCAGCGACAAACCAACATCCGCGACACCGTGTACAACGCGGTGGAGCAGGGCGACCCGCTATGTGGCTGGGTTCCAACACGGCCCTTCCATGGAAAGGCTGGCTTCACCCAGCTCGGCGAGCTATATGCCTGCGTACCGGGTACCAGCCTCGCGGATGTGGTGCGCGACAAGCTGAAAGCGGATCACCTGGCTGAAAAAGGCGACCTTTCCGGCCTGATCACGTTCACCAACCAGAAACTGGGCCGAACCTTCGAGTACGAAACCGCCGCCCCAGACGCGGAAGCCCTGCGCGAACGTGCAGAGGATTACCCCGAACTGGTGGTGCCCCACGGCGGCTTGATCCTCACCGCCGGTATCGATGTGCAACGCGATCGCGTGGCCGTTGTGCTGCGTGCCTGGGGCAGGGGCATGGAAGGCTGGCTGATCTACTGGGGCGAATTCTTTGCCAAGGTCAGCACCACGGATAGCAGCGACCCGGTGTGGAAAGAGCTCGATGATTTCCTGTTTACGCCCCGCAAAAGCGTGGACGGATTCAGGATGATCCCGCGTGCCATCAGCATCGACTCCGGCGGCCACAGCACCGAGCAGGTGTACAACTGGGTGCGCCCCCGGCAGAAGCGCGGCGTCATGGCCATCAAGGGCAGCAGTAACGACTACGGCCGCCGCGAGATATTCAGCGCCCCGCGCAAAACCGATTACAGCAAAAAGAACGGCCACAAAACCAAGGCCGCGAAATTCGGCCTGCAGGTGTACCAGGTGGGCACCCACAAAGCCAAAGACCTGATCTTCGGCGAAGGCGGCAGGCTCAGCCTGCAAGGCGAAGGCCCAGGCCGCATGCACTGGTACACCAACGTGCGCGACGACTACTACGAACAACTCACCGGTGTGATCAAAGCGCCCAACGCCCGCATGGGCGGCAAGCTCGTGTGGCACGACAAGCCCGGCCAGCCCATTGAAGCGGCTGACTGCGAAGTCTACGCCCTGCACGCGGCCTACAGCCTGCGCTTGCACACCTGGAAAGATGAACGCTGGGATCAGCTTGAGGCCCAGCTCAAACAAAGCGACCTGTTCGGTGGCGATGACACCCCGGAAGACGCCGGCGGTGGCCGCCGCAAATCCAACTACTGGTAACCGCCCATGGCTTACACGCAAGCAGATCTGGATCGCATTGAAGCCGCGATTGCCACAGGCACCCTGCGCATTACGCACAACGGTAAGACCACGGAATTCCGCAGCCTCGATGACATGATTCGCGTGCGTGACATGATCCGCAAAACCGTGAAAGGCCCGAGCGCCACCCGCGAACACCGCATGTATGCACCCGTGTTCGACAGGGGGTATCAATGAGCTGGATTGATCGCACCATCGGCTGGTTTTCCCCGGAAGCCGAAGCCCGCCGCACCCGTGCCCGCGTGGTAACGGATCGCCTGCGCGCAGTGAACGGCTACGACGGTGCTGGCAAAGGCCGGCGCAACACCTGGACCCGTGGCAGCGATAGCAGCGCCAACGCTGAAAGCCGCGCCGCGCTCCCACTGCTGCGTGCCCGGCACCGTGAGCTGGTGCGAAACAACCCGTATGCCGCCAGCGCAGTGCGGGTGCTCACCACCAACATCGTTGGCACTGGCATCCGCCCCAGTGCGCTGGTGGGCGATGCTGAAGAAAAGAAACCGCTCCAGCGCACCATGCTGAACTGGTGCGAGAGCACGGCCGTCGACTATGACGGCCGGCATAACCTGTACGGCCTGCAAGCCCTGGCCGTGCGCACCGCTGTAGAAAGCGGCGATGCGATTATCGTGCGTGTGACCGACAGAGACCCCGCCCTGAAAGTGCCGCTCAAGCTGCGGTTGTTGGAAGGTGATTATCTGGATCACACCAAAAACGGCCAGATGAATGGCGGCTACGCCGTGCAAGGCGTGCAGTTCAACGCGCAGCACCAGCGCGTGGGCTACTGGCTGCACACCAGCCACCCCGGTGATGCGCTGGGCGGTTTCAGTGCCAGCAAGCTCACCCCGGCGGCGGATGTGATTCACCTGTTTGAAATGCTGCGCCCAGGGCAAGTGCGCGGCGTGCCGCGTGGCACCGCCGCCATCATGCGCATGAAGAACCTGGACGATTACCAAGATGCCCGCATCGAGGCCGCCAAAAGCGCCGCCTGCTTGGTGGGCGTCGTGGTGGAGCCAGAAGGCGACACCGATCGCAAAGGCGACGTGCTGCCAGAAAAGCTGGAACCCGGCATGTTCCCGCGCCTGAAAACCGGCGAAGACGTGCGCTTCAACAACCCGCCCAGCGTATCCGGTCATGGTGAATTCGTTAGCGTTGAACAACACGCCATCGCCATCGCCTACGGCGTACCGTTCGCCGCGCTCACCGGCAACCTGGAGCGCGTGAATTTTAGCAGCGGGCGCATGGGGCACCTGGAATTCACCCGTAACGTGGAGCAATACCGCTGGGCATCGTTGATACCCACGGTGTGCCAAGGCGTCGCCAACTGGTTCAACCAAGCCGCCATGCTGGTGGGTGAAATCACACAGCCCGTGCGCTGGGAATGGACCCCGCCGCGGCGTGAAATGATCGACCCCTCGCGGGAAATCCCGCCCATCGTCGACATGGTGCGTGCCGGTTTGGGCTCGCTGTCTGAACAAATCCGCTCCATGGGCTTCGAGCCCGAAGACGTGTTCGCCGAAATCAAACAAGAACGCGACAGCCTCAACCGTGATGGCATCGTCGTCACCACCGATGCAGGCCGCGTGAGTGATGCCGGCGTTACCCAGGCCCGTGCCCCCGGTGCGGCATACCCCGAACCCGGCGACGAATAACCGGAGCACCCCATGCCTAAATGGAAAATCAAAGCGTTGGCCCAAGCGGTCAGCGGCGGACTCGCTTTGTCTGCAACAAACCAGATCAACGCCAAAGGTGAGCTGCTGCTCTATGGCGTCATCGGTGATTGGTGGGATGGCCTCGACGCCATGACCATCGTGCGGGAAGTGGAAGCCCTGAACGAAGGCCCCTTGTCTGTGCGGATCCACAGTGAAGGCGGCTTCATCACCGAAGGCCTTGCCATCTACAACGCGCTGGCCAACAGCGAGCGGCGTGTAGAAGTCACTATCGATGGCATCGCCCTCAGCATGGCCAGCGTGATCGCCATGGCAGGCGATGTAGTCCGCATCCCGGCCAACGCTTTCATCATGATCCACAAGCCCAGCGGGCCGAGCTTGGGTGAGGCGGACGACCACCGCCGCACGGCGGATGTGTATGACCAGTTTGAAGACACCCTGGCCAACATCTACGCAACCAAAACAGGCCTGGATAAAGACACCCTCAAAACCATGATGGCGGCAGAAACCTGGCTGAACGGCGAGCAAGCCGTGGAGCTGGGCTTTGCCGATGAATTGGTGGAACCGGTGCAGGCTGTCGCTCAGGCAGACCTGGCCGCATTCCAGAATGCGCCCGCCGGCGCATTGAACCTGTATCACCGGCCCGCTTCGGGCCAAACCACGGCGGCCACCGCTGCCGCAAACACCAACCCGAAAGGTAATGTTATGACTCTTGCACAACGCGCGAAGGCGGTGGGCCTGTCCCGTCATGCCGGCGAAACCGATGAGCAGCTAGAAGCCCGTGTGGCCGCTGCGGAAGCCAAAGCCCAGGCAGCGCAAGCTGCTAACGGTGGCGAGGAAGAAGATGAGCCGCCCCTGGCCGCCGCTGGTGCCCAGAACCGTGGTGCCCGTAACGACCCGCCGCCGGTACCGGCAGGCGCAGCCCAGAACGCGGGCGAAGTGGCTACCCAAGCCATCGCCCAAGAGCGCACCCGCGTCAGCGAGTTGCGCGCCTTGGCATCCACCCACCGTGTTGAAGAAGCGGACCTGAACCGCATGATCGACACCGGCACCAGCGTGGCCGATGCCCGCAACGAAGTGCTCACCCTGCTTGCCACTCGCAGCCAGAACGCCGTGCCCGGTGGCCATGTTGTAGTCGGTCACCACGGTGAAGCCCTGCGCGCAGGCATGGTGGCCGCGTTGATGAACCGCGTTAACCCTGGCGCTAACCAGCTGCCGGACGAAGCGCGAGACTTCCGGGGCATGAACCTGCTGAACATGGCTGCCGAAGTGATCCACGCAGGCGGTGGATCCACCCGTGGCATGACCGGCATGGAAATCGCCGCCAAGGCCATGCATTCCACTAGCGACTTCCCGGCCATTCTGGCGGATGTGGCGAACAAAACCCTGCGTGCTGGGTATGAAGCGGCCCCGCAGACGTTCAAGGCGTTCTGCCGCCAATCCAGCGCCAGCGACTTTAAGTTCATCAACCGCGCCCAGCTGGGTGATGCGCCGGAGCTGGAAAAGGTCAACGAAGCCGGTGAATACAACTACGGCTCCATGGGTGAGGACAACCAGCGCTACAAGCTGGAAACCTACGGCAAGATCATCGCGCTGACCCGCCAGACCATCATCAACGATGACCTGGACGCCTTCAGCCGGGTGCCGGCAGCCTTTGGTGCCAGCGCTGCGGAACTGGAAAACAACGTAGTGTGGGGCTTGATCACGGAAAACGTGAAAATGTCCGACAACGTCACCTTGTTCCATGCCAGCCACAACAACCTGGGCAGTGCCGGTGCTCTGAGCGTGGAAACCCTCTCCGAAGGTCGCAAGCAACTGCGTCTGCAGAAAGGCGTTAAAAGCAAGCGTCCGCTGAACCTGCAGGCGGAATTCCTCATTGTGCCGGCGGCGCTGGAAACCAAGGCCCAACAAATCGTGGCCGAAATCCTCAGCGCCAAGAGTGCAGACGTGAACCCCTTCGCCGGCAAGCTGCAGGTGGTAGTGGAACCGCGTCTGGATGATGTCAGCGAAACTGCTTGGTATCTCTCTGCGGCCCCGGCTCGCATCGACACCATCGAATACGCCTACCTCACGGGTGAAGAGGGCGTGTACATCGAAACCCAGCAGGGCTTCGACGTGGATGGCGTGAAAATCAAAGCGCGCCTGGACTTCGGTGCCGGTGTCATCGATCACCGTGGCCTGTTCAAAAACGCCGGGGCATAACCCCGGCTAGCCCCTCTCTCCCCGCGGTGCCCTTCGGGGCCCGCACCTAATTTACCCATCTATCCCTACAAGGGATGCAAAGGTGAAATCATGGCTAAAAACTTTATCCAGCGTGGCGAGAACATCACCGTCATCGCTGCCGCCCTGGCCGCCTCTGGCGACCTGGTTGTTATGGGTTCCCTGTTCGGTGTGGCGTTGCATGACGCCGCCGCTAACGAAGAACTCACCCTCAAAACCGGTGGCGTGTTCGAGCTGCCCAAAACCACTGCCGACGAACCGGCAGTCGGTGACCCAGCCTACTGGGATGGCAGCGCCATCACCACAGTGTCCACCGACAACACCGCTGTAGGCGTGTTTGTGGAAGCCGGCGCGAATGGTGACGTCGTTTGCCGTGTGCGTCTGAACAGCAGCTTCTGACCATGAGCCAGTTCGATGGCTACAAAACGGCGCTGGATGGCGCCGTTTTCAATTTCTACGGTGACCCGGCCACCATCACGGCCGGGCCACTGAAACCGGAGCGGGGCACCAGCCCGGAAACCGTCGCCACCCTGGATTACGACGACGTGCGCGACGACATGAACGCCCTGATCGCCACCCTGATTTATATCGAGTACCCCAAAGCTGCGTGGCCGTACCCGCGCCGGGGCGACAAGATCACGATGAAAGGGAAGGTCTGGACGGTGCACACCCTGGAGCGCGACAACGACACCACCTTGGTGGTGGAGGTGACCCAATGAGCACCCCCAGAACAAGCCGAGACATGAAGATCGTGCTTGATGCGATTGCCCAGATAGGTGGGAAGCATAGCGCGGTGGCAATTCAGAGCGTTCTTAGCGAAACATCCAAATTCGCTCGTGAGCAGTCCGTGTCCAGGATTAGCAGCCAAGTTGCATTGAGCCGGTCCTATGTTGCTCGGCATCTTCGTGTCTTTCCGCCCATTCAGAAAGGAAAGTCATGGGAGGCCGGTGTTCAGGCCACAAAGCGTGGAGTGCTGCTTTCTCGTTTCGAGAACAGAGGAATTCGTGTCCCGAAGAAACATCCAGGGCGCGGAAAGGGTAGCACTAAGCACGGGGGCATAAGAGGCAAGGTTAAACCGGGCAGCAGCTATGCGGCCGCCGGATTTTTCTACGTGCCGGGCCTTCGCGGCAGCGGGGCGCTGGGTATTGCTGTTCGGACAGGGAAGGGCCGCGATAACTATAAAGTTTTGCATGGGCCGAGTGTGAGCCAAGTATTCCAGACCGTGCGCCATGACCTCTCCCCAGAACTAAAGGACCACATGACGCGAGTGGTTGCTGGTCGGCTGCTGGAGCTATTTGAATGATCCCGAGCGAAGCCATTTATGGCGTGTACCGGCAGCGCCTAGAAAGTATTACCACCGCAAACGGTTACAGCAGCGATGCGGGCGCCGAACTGTACGAAGGCTGGCTGGCCCACGCGCTAGTGATGGACCAGCAGCAGGCGTTCCCGTTTATCGCCCTACAACCGGGTGATGACCGCCGCGCCAGTAAAAGCAGTGGCGGGCGGCTGGTGCGCGAAGTGTCACACCAGATCATCGTGGCCGAAAAGGCCGAAGCAGGGGTTGCCCTGAAACTGCAACGCCACCTGCACGACCTGATCAACGCCCTGGCCGACCGCAACAACACGGAACAGCTCGACGGCCACGCGCTCGACAGTGAAGTGGGCGATGCCGAATACAACATTCCCGAAGACGGTTATCCCGTCGCTTGGGTGGCGCTCACCGTCACCGCTCGCTACCAGATGACCCTCGAACCTAAAACGTAAACCCCAACCCATCGGCGCCCTGCGCCAAAGGAGAACAGCATGTCTTACCAGGACACCGGCCTCATCTTTGCCGGCAAGGTCTACATTGCCCCGGTAGAGCAGGGCGTTATCGGCGCATTCAATGGCCCCATCAACGTCCCCAGCTTTGAGCTCACCCCGCCAAGCACTGAAGCGCGCAACCGGATTTCCAAGCAACCCGCTACCTACGGCCAGGCGCTGGATGTAGTGAACATTCCCGGTGATCCGGCGCAAATGGCCATCACCTTTGATTCCCTGCCAGCGGAACTGCTGGCCGAAGCGCTGGGGGGCACAAGTGCTGCCCACAGTGTTACTGCGGGCACGGTAACGGCGGAAACCGTCACCTTGATCGAAGGGCAGTGGGTGAAGCTGGCGCGCGCGAACATCGATGATCAAAGCGTCCAGGTGACTGAAACCACCGGCAGTAGCAACCTGGCGGTTGGTACTGACGTGGAAGTGGACACCGATGCCGGCCTCATCAAAGCGTTGAACGCGGGTGCCGCCACAGAAGTGGAAGTGGACTACGGCTACAACGGCGAGACCGGCACGCAGGTGCTGGGTGCCACGGAAATCCAGAAACCCCGCCACATCATTCTGGAAGGCAAGAACCTGGCCACCGGCAAGAAGGCCCGGGTGATCGTGCATGAAGCCGTACTGAACGCTTCCGAAGCCACCGACCTGATGAGCGATGAGTTTATCAATGGTCAGCTGAGTGGTGCGCTGCGTACCCCCGCCGGCAAAGCCAGCCCCTTTGAAGTGATCATGTTGGATTAAAGTTTGGATTGATTGGCGGGCTTCTATAGGGAAAGTTAATCGGCGCAATTTTGCGCCGATTAACATTATTTATTGCCACCTTTCGGGTCAATGGATTTTGCTATTTCGTCAAACGCCTCCATGAAGCGTTTCCTGGCTTCTTCCACAGTAAAAACTTTTTGCGGCGGGTTTCCTTCGGTGAGGTTCGTTTCTTCAATGAACTTGCGGGCTTCAGCCTCAAAGGAATCTTCCAGGCGGGCGATGATCTCGCCGGTAATGGAGCGCTTATTGCTGGTGGCAGCCTCAGATAGACGTTCTTTCAGTTCTACGGGAAGTCTCAGATTGAACTGTGGGTCTGATCGGCTCATTGGGGCACTCATTTAATATACCGGAAAGCAATTGTGTATCACGGTGGTATTGACGGCAATGAACCACCGTTGTATGTTTGGTTATATAACCGTGGTATGTGGAGGGCTTATGGCCAGAAATGATCCCCAATTCAACTTCCGGGTTCCCCAGAACCTGCTGGACAAAGTGCGGGCGGAAGCCCAAGAAAATCGGCGCAGTGCCACTGCGGAAATGGCGGTACTGCTAGAGGACGGATTCAAATGGCGAGAGCATGCGCAAGCAAAGGCGGCGGCCTGAAACGAGAAAGCCCCCGGTGCTGTAACACCGAGGGCTTTGAAATGAGATTTGCTCTGACTGAGAGGTAATCCCTATGAAAGATATTATACGTGATTCAGATAGCCAGCAAGCGCTGGCGATGGCCGAACTGCATGTTGATGGCTGCGTAGCGGTTCATGGTGGTAGGGCTGTAACGACTACGGTCAGGGTCGCGGACATTTTTGGTAAGCGTCATGGTGATGTTCTGAAAGTGTTTGAGCGGTTGGGTTGCTCACAGGATTTTAATCAGCGCAATTTTGCGCCGATTAGCTACGCCGATGAGCGAGGACGTACCCATAGGGCGTTTGAAATGACCAAGGACGGCTTCGTCTTTCTGGTCATGGGATTCACCGGCAAGAAAGCAGCGGCCTTCAAAGAGGCCTATATCGCTGCCTTCAATGAAATGGAGAAGGCGCTGGTGCCGCAGACGATTACCCCTGATCAGCAGCGGCACATACAGAAGCTGGTGGGGCAGCTGGCCAAACAGCCTGGCAACAGCTATGCGGGCGTGTGGGCCTCCCTTAAAGATAAATTCAAAGTCGCGCGCTATGACCAGATCTCGGTGGAGCTTTATGACGATGCTTGCCATTTCCTGAGTGGTGGCGAGCGCCTGCCACAGGCGGGAACGGTAAGCGCCTTGGGCGTTTCCCCTGTTGGGGATTGCGCCGACGGTGAGCGCCTGGCGAGAGGCTTCCAGCTGGCGACGGAAGTGGCCCAGAAAGTTTCAGCAGAAGTGTTTAAGTCTGTTGTGACGGGCGATGGGAGTTGGGTGCTGGATCGTTGGTTGTTCTGTTTCCATTCCGCCAGTGATGGTGAGCTTATTCCGCATGCCCGCATGATCAACCGCCGTGCCGGGGTGGCAACGCTGGAAGAAATGGCAAGCCGCATCGGGGGTGCCGGTGTGCATGCCACGAACGGCGAACTCACCCAGCTGGCTCAAGCCTGCCTGGCGCGGCTGCAAGACCGTGCCGAACGTGGCATGAACCCCCGAACGCACTGACCTTATGGCCCCGCTTTGGGGCCTCCTTTTATGATTGGAGCCCTCCATGGCGGTGAAAGATGCTGTCGTCAGCCTTGTGCTGAAGGCCAAGAACGCGATCAGCCCCAGTGCGGATGACGCCACAGAGTCTCTGCGTGATTTGGACAATCAGGCGGAGCAGCTCTATGACGAATTGAAGGAACTGGAAAAGCAGCAGGCAGCGGCCAAGGGCTGGAAAGAGGTAGAGGAAAACGCGAAGGGCACCAGCAAGGCGCTGGAGAAAGCGGTAACAGCCTATGAAAATCTGAAGAATGAAGGGAAGCAGGCAGGGCAAACGCAGGCGCAGTATGCCCTTGCTGTGCGGCAGGCCAGAACGGCGCAAAGCATCGCCAACACAGAGTACAACCGTGGCCAGCGTGAACTGGCGAAATATTCCCGCACGCTGAGCAAGGCCGGTATCGACACCAATGAGCTGGGGCAGGCGGAAGATCGCATCCAGAAGGAACTGGATCAAACCCAGCAGAAGCTAAGCAAAGCCACCGCAGAGGCCCGTGAGCATGGTGAAGCGCTAGAGCGTGCCAGCGCCAAGGGTAACCGCTTCGGCAGTGCCATGGCGGGCATCAAAGGCAAGCTGCTGGGGTTGGCGGCGGGCTTTGGCATCTTCCAGACGCTGCGGGCAGGCATTACCAAGCTGGTTACGGCGGGTAGTGACCTGGAGGAACTTGAGCGGCAGTTCGGTGCGCTCTATGGCTCCATGGAAGAAGGCCGCCGCGTGCTGGCTGAAGTGGACCGCATTGCCGAGCGCAATAGCCAGAGTCTTGCCGATACGGCGCAGGCGGCGCGGCGGTTACAGGTGGCGGGCATTGACCCCCTGAACGGTTCCCTGCAAAGCCTGATCGATACGAATGCTAAGTATGGTAGCGGTGCGCAAACACTGGACACCGTGATCACTCAGCTGGGCCAAGCCTGGCAGAGTGGTCGATTGCAGCTGGAAGAGCTGAACAGCATTACCGATTCCGGCGTCCCCATTATGGAGGCCTTGGGCACGATCACGGGCAAATCGGGCGCGGAAATCCGCGACATGGCCAGCGCCAGCGAGCTTGGGCGGGATGCGCTCACCCAGTTGATCGATGAGCTTGGGCGGATGTCCGAAGGGGCCGGTGCCGATCGGGCGAAAAACTTTACCGGCATTGTGGCTGGCCTGCGTAAAGAAGTGACGGATTTCTTCCAGGAGGCAGCGAAGTCTGGCTCGCTGGATGCGCTGAAGGACCGGTTGAAAGAGCTGTTGGACACTCTGCGTGATATGCAGAAAGACGGCAGCATTAAAGAGTGGGCGCAGGACTTTTCCGACTCGTTTACCACCGCGCTGGCCACGGCGCAGGCCTTCGGGGCGGCCATTGCCATTGTGTGGAATGGTATTACTGCTGCGTTTGGCACAGCGGTGGCTACCCTGTCTGGGCAATTGGCTGTTTTCACATCAAGCATGGCTAAAGCGCTTGATGCGGTAGGGGCAGATAAGTGGGCGGCGGAAATGCAGTCCGTTGCTGACACATTTAGTGAAACATCGCGGAAGTGGGTTAAGTCCATAGAAGAAGATGGCGACGATATCAAACGTCACTTCGGCACCCTTGCCGAAGCGGTTACCACTTCCTCCAGAAAAGCGTCGGCAGAGCAACAGAAGGCCAGTGGCGAAGCCCGAGACCAGAGCATTGATGACCTGGATGCCGTTATTGATAAGGCTTTTGAGGCCTCGCAGGAGCAAAGCGCGGCGTTTGAGCAGGCTGCAATTGCCGCTGAGATCCGCTTGGGCGGGGCGTTAAAGGGCCTTGGTCTGGATATTCAGAAACTGAAAACCGGCATTTCTTCGGTAGAACGCGAGGCGATTGATTCTTTCGGCACCGCGGCGCTGGCGATCGAAGATGCTGGCTACAAGGGAAAGGAAGCAGCGGATTTGCTGGTGCAAGCGTGGTTGGCGGCGTACCAGAAGCTGGAAAGCGAAGAGGCCCAGGCGGATCTGATTAAGCGCACGGACAGCGCGTTAATGGATCACCTGAAAACGCTGGAGCAATACAAGCAGACGCTGGAAGGCACCGCCGAAGCAGCCAGCGATATGTTGGAGCGCACCAAGGCCGCGATTGAATCCACACAGAAAACCACCGAGCAAGCCACTGCTGGCGAAAACCAAAAAGCGCAGGCCGCCCAAAAAACCACGCAGGCCTACCAGCAGCAAGGCCAAGCCGCGCAAGAGGTGGGCAACAAAGCCCAACAAGGCGCCAGCAAGGCGGGTAGCGCCGGCGCTGCGTTGCTGCAAATTTTTACTGGTATCCGCCAAAGCTTCTACGACACCGGCGAGGGAGCGGGGGAACTGTTCGACCGACTCTACAAAGAGCAAACAGACTTTGCTGTGTTGAGCATCGGCACCTGGCTGAAAACGGTTTACGAGACAAAAGCGGCAGTGCAGGAACAAGTGACCAGCGCGCAGGAAAATTACGACCGTGCCATGGCGCGTCAAGGTGGCAACCTTAACAGCTTCCTGCGTGCGGCAAGCCGGGCAAAGCAGGGGGCTAAGCTGCTGGGCGAAGAGAAGCTGTCCACCCTGAAGTCGGCGATTGAAAGCGCCAAGCAGCAGCTCGATGGCCTGGCCGACAGTGCGGCGAGTACCACGGAGAGCCTACGCACCGAGCTGATCAACATGAACGGCACCGCGCAGGATATTGAGCGGCGGCGGTTTGAGGAACGGCAGAAGGATCTGCAGCGGCAAATGAAAGCCGCGTCCGAGCAAGGGGCAAGCCGGGCGGCCCGTGAGTACGCCGAGGCCATGAAGATCAACGAGCAAATTTACCGCCAGCGCGTACAGGACCTGAAACAGGAAGAAGTGAAGGCGCAGGCCGATGCGCGGCAACAACGCATCCAGCAGGCGCAAGGGCAAGCCGGCGGCCAGCAGGCAACGACCCAGCCTAATACGCCCACCCAGCGTGTTGAAATTGCGCTACCGAATGGCGGTACGTCTTCACTGTCCGGTGATCCGGATGACGTGAACAGGCTGATGGAATTCCTGAATGAAGCCGGCATGAGGGCAACGCAGTGACGCTTGATGAGATCGACCTCACCGACAACCTAATCTGGCAAGACGAATTCAGCCACAACGGCGTGGCCCAGGCTCAAGAGCGCAGCCTCACTGGCGGCATGATTATTCAAAGTGGCGTGAAGCAGTACGGCCAGGCAGTGACGCTGGTGGGCTGGCTGGAACGGGCCACGCTGGATGCTCTGGTGGCCAAAGAATCTGCAGGGTTGGGTGCAATGGAGCTCACGTTGGATGACGCCCGTGAATTTTCCGTTGTGTTTGACCGCGCCCGGGGTGTTGCCGTTGAGGCCACTCCGATTAAAGAACACACCCATATCAGCCTGGAGCCGGGGGCGTGGTACACCGCGACCCTCCGGCTGCTGACTGTAGAGCCCCCGCAATAGGAGCCCCCGCGTGGCGATCACAAGCGACGATATCAAACTGATGCAGCCCGAACGGCTCACCGACAATGAAGATGGCGGTGGGCAGATGACGGGTAACGAGGTGATTGATGGCGATATCAATAACCTCTTCGAGGACATTTCCCGTGTGGACAGAACCTACGGTGAAGTGAGCTTGCGTAAGGCGTTTTTGAAAGTGGATACCGCAACCACAGACCTTTACCTGGATGCGCACTCTATTTTGAGTGCCCAGCCGCTGGACCCGAATGTGTCTGGTTTGCTGTTTACCACGCAGGATTTCTACGATGAGCGCGAGGCGGCGCGGCAGCGGGTGGAATCGTTTGTGATTCCCGGCCCTGTCACCGGTTTGGCGCTGCGGGGCAACCAGCTGCAAGGTCAGCGCTCAATCATTTGCTATGCACCAACGGTGAATAATATTGCGGCGCCTGAGATTGGCGACACGCTGTTGCTCCAAGAGGGGCAGGATCTTGGCACCCAGCAGTTCATCAAGATCCTCAATGTGCAGCACATTGAAGCGACCTTCACTTATGAAGTGAACGGTGGCGATATTCGCACGTTCAAAGCGGACCAGTACATTCTGGAACTGTCTGCAGAGCTAAAGCGCGATTACCCAGCGTCAGACCCGAGCCCCAAACCAGCGGGGCCTTCGCTGATCTATAGCACCCAGCCCGCTACGTCTGCCAAGTATTACGGCTCCACCTCGCTTGGGGTGGCTGCGTCTTCTGGTGATTTATCCATTCAGGTAGCGGATACCTTCGCCCCGATCATCCCCACGGCCAGCAATGAAACGGCGGTGATCGATCAGCGGCCTGGCGGTTATGTGAACCAGATTGTGGCCGGCGGTTCCGATAGCGTGAGCCTGGCTGTCACGGTGGCCAGTGGCGAAACCTCGACGCTGCCAACGGCGGTGGTGCCGGGGTCTGTGTCGCTCTCGTTGGCAGGGGAAGCCTACAGCGATAAGGGCGGCATATTCGTCACCAGTGGTGGGGTGCCCGCTGGGCTGGAAGGCACCGCCATTGATTATGCAACGGGCGCGATCACATGGGCGGGTAGTGCGTCTGGTGCAACGACGCTTTCCTATAAGCCGGGGGCTCTGCGCCAGCAAATTCCCAATACCGGTAGCATCGAGATTGAGGATTCCAACCGAAACTTCAACTACGTGCTCAGCCTTGATCCGGCGCCAGCCCCGCTATCCTTGCACCTGAGTTATCGCTATTTGGGTAAGTGGTACACCATCCGTGACGATGGCACCGGCAACATGGTGGGCGATGGCTCAGGGCAGGTGAGTTACGACTCGGGCAGTGTTATCGCCACTCTGCAAGCGCAGCCAGATGCGGGCTCTGTGCTGTTCTACCGCTGGACAGATTCAAGCATTTACGTTCAGGACCCGGAGGCCTACGCAGGCGTTACCCCACTGAGCATTCGCCTGGCAAACCGCAAGGTGGTTGCTGGGTCTGTCACGCTCACCTGGGAAGCCAGTAGTGTTCAAAAAACGGCCACCGATGTGGCCGGCGATGGTTCTATTACCGGTGACGCCACAGGGCAGATTAACTATGCCCGCGGTGAAATTGATATTACCACCGCGCTTCAGGCTGATGGCGATGTGACTGTCGACTACACGCACAAGGATGAGGCCGAACTCACAACAACTGTCACTGTGCCGAACAACAGCAGCCAGGCGGATATCGTGATTGAAACGGAGTCCAGTATTGAGCCGGGTTCTGTGGATTTCACCATCACCAAGTCGGTCAAGCGGACGGTTGAGAATGATGTTGGCCAAGCGCTTAGCACTAACTATATCGATCAATCCCACTGGGTAACGGACAACGGCAACGGATCGCTGATGAGTCGTCGGGATTTTTTGGTGATCGGTACTGTGAATTATTCCACCGGCCAGCTTGTTATCGCCGGTAACACCTTCCTGAAACAGGTCAACGCATAAGGTTCGCACCATGGCAACAATCCGAATGGTTACCCGTTCTTCCCTGAGTGGTTCGGCGGCGTCGTACCGGGCAACGGTAGAGACAGAGGAAATTCGTAGCCACGATGTTGATGTGGGCTACCAACTTGCGGTGGGCACAGAAGTAACGGCCCAAGAACTGTTTGCGGGTACAGATCAAGACTGGCGTTTCTATATCACGGAAAGCTCGCCGATTGTGCCTGGTAGCGTCGTGTTAAGTATTGATGGTGAGCTGTGGTTCGATGACGGAGAAGGGCGGCTGCTGAGAAACTACAGCACCTCCACGGGAACGGGCACTGCGCTCGGGACGATTAGTTATACGTCTGGCTTGGTTACGATCAGTAGCTATTCAGGGCGGCCTGTATCGGCCACGGTGACGCCCATCTCAATTCTGATTGGCGACGACTGGAGCGTCACCCGTGGGGCGACCTTCCGAACAGCGGCGGCGCCGCTGCGCCCGAATGGTTTTACGGTGCGTGCGAATAACTTCGCGACAGGCGAGCAGTACAACGGTGAGGCTGATAATCAGGGCGTTGTTACCGGTGATGGCATTACCGGCGAGGTAACGCTCAAGGATGGTATCGTAGAGATTCAGTTTCCGGTGCCTGTAACGGCAGAAAGCCTGTACTACAACGCCGTGAGCTTTAAGCAGATCCCGCTTGATCCTGCCATCTTGGGCCTCGATCCGGTGCGGCTACCTGCTGACGGGCGCGTCCCGATTTTGCGTGATGCCGATATTCTCGTGCTTACCCATACCCAGAAGGATTTGATCGCCAGCCCGGCGGCTGACCTGGTGGTAAATGCCGGGCGGGACCTGCTCCACGATGCCTGGATTGAAGATGATGCAGGGACGCGGCTGGACCCGGCCATGTATGCGCTGGACAAGGCCGCCGGCACTGCCACCCTCGCCAACCCTTTCACTGCGCAAGACGCCGACAGTAACGCCCTGAGCGGTGACTTGCACTTTGTCCACCGGATTGACGATATGGCGCTCTGCACAGAGGCCCGTATCGATGGCACCTTGCAACTGGCGCAGCCGCTCTATCACGACTTTCCAGCCAATGACACATGGGTCGCCTCAGCCGTGTACCTGGGCGACCTGCGCGCCCGTGTGCGCAACTGGGTGAGCTACACCGTGGACCCGGGCGACTACGACGGCACCGGCCAAGAGACCACCGCAAATTACAACTTGATCGCCTACCCGGTCGCGATCGACAACCGGGGCAGTGTGCCCGAGCGGTGGAAGATCAAATTTACGTCGACAACTGCCTTCGAGCTTTACGGCGAGGAGCGTGGCCTTGTGGCCACTGGATCCACGGTAGTGGATTTTTCCCCCGTTAACCCGCAAACCGGCACGCCGTATTTCACGATCAAGGCGGATGGTTGGGGGGCTGGCTGGAGCGTGGGCAACACCACGCGCTTTGATACCGACGCCGCTGCCGCGCCGCTCTGGATGATTCGCACCGTCCTGCCCGGCCAAGCCACCGTCGACGACGACCAGCTCAAGATCGAATTGCGAGGGGACCATAACTGATGGCTGTCACAATTTACCGAAGCACAGACGCGGGCGCGCCGGCGTTTCCCGCATCCGGAGCCCAAAACGGCGCCGGATACATTATGGACGTGATGAAAGCCTGCCTCGTCGATGGCTACGGCAGCAAGCCCGGCGCGGGCTGGACGCTCGACTATGAGGACACGACGGCCGGCAAGCGCCGGATCGGGATCTCCAACGGCAACGGTGTGATCGAGTTCGTCACATGGGGATCCTATAGCCTGGGCCTGTTTATCTGGGACTCAATCACGACGCCTGGCGTCGGCCGCATCCGCGATGATGCTTTCTCTGCAGTGATGAGCGACGGGGTCAACGGCTGGAAGCATGAGGGCGCGCCGGCACCGGGCGACGAGTCCGATGAAATTGCCGGACTGTATTGCTATGGCTTTCGCAGCGGAGAGGAAAGCAATATCGCCTGGACGGTCTACGCGGACGACAAAGCCGCTTGGCTGCTATCCCACTACCCAGAGGGGCACAGCAATACAGAGCCCGGAGACAGTATAAACAGCGCAAAGAGCAACTATTACCCACAGCTTTTCATGGGCGCGCTAAAGAGCGACGACCTGCAAAGGGGAGGCGCCGGGAATTTCTTTCTTGGGTATGGCGGTATCGGGACGTCAGCAACCTCTGGCAACGCGACCAGCGGCAACCAGGGCAACATGACTTATTTCTTCGGGCTCCGGACGCCGGTCGATACCGCTCCCGCTGTAGCGAACAGTCCGCAGTATGAGCCCGCCGGCTTCGAGTGCAATCACTACCTGCGCAACCCTCTGAGCTCTGCTCGGCTTTTGCTTCCCGTACTGGTTTCGTATGAGGGGGCGGACGCGCCAAAACCGGCGTCACTGTCCAGCAGCTATGCCGACTACCAGTTCGCGGTTCTGCCAGGGGTCGCCCAGATCGGCGAACACAATAGCCAGACCTTTTTCTGGGTCGGCTACAACGAGAACAGGGGGGCGCCCTGGAGCCTGCAGCCTGCCACAATCGGCGGGATCACATGGATGCCCTGGAGCATCGGCGCCGTAAACCTTCAAGAGTGTGGAATTACCGACAACGCCGACTGGTGGTAACCGACCATGACGATCACAGCAGTAAAACTGGCGCTTGAGTCAAGCCTCGAATGGGCAGAGCTCGCGCTCACGATCAATGGTGAGGATCCGGATCCGGTGATCCGGATCCAGCCTTTCTCCCAGGGCGCCCCGATCGGTTGGGTCCGGAGCATCCTCAGCAGCCAAGAATCGATCAGGTTGCCGCGTGCGTTGCTGGGCTCGATCGTTTCTCTTGTCGGCGTAAAGTCCGACGAGTCGAAGGCCTACATTGCCCTAGCGGTCGATCTGGACAACGACGTCGAGGTCACGATCACGGCCGTTGATGAATCCGGGGGCGCAGACCCTGGCGGTGGTGGCACGCAGGCGCGGATCGCCGGGACGGTGATGATCGACGGAACGCCGGCATCCCGGGACATTGTTGTTATCTCGGATAATCCAAGCGGCCGGCAGGTGATCGCCCAAGGGCAGAGCGCCGGCGATGGCACGTTCGATATCACTTACAACGATTGGGCGGGCGCTGTCATTGCGTTGGCTCTGGACGAATACGGCGACGAGTTCACAACGGAAACCGCGCTCAATATGGGGCAGGTGGTTCATCCGGAGACCCCTAACGGGTATGTGTACCAAGTGACGGCCGCCGGCACTACCGGCACCGAGGAGCCGACCTGGTCAACGGGCGGGAGCGTCACAAGTGGGAGTGTCACTTTCAATGCCTTGCCGTACTACCGGCCGGTGGCGAGTGGCCCCCTTAAAGGTGCTCTACCTGATAGCTCTGGATCAGCGACCGGCGGCATAGAGAGTATCGTCGATATCGAAGGCGAGGCGTACAGGGTCCATGTTTTCGAGTCTGACGGAGATCTTGTTGTTAGCGGAGACGTAAACGTCGAGTTTCTTATCGTCGCAGGCGGGGGCGCAGGCGGTTCGCCTTGGCAGTATGGCGCCTCTGGCGGTGGTGGCGGTGGCGGCGTCGTTGAGGATTCTATCTCTCTCACTGAGGGCACTTATTCCGTGATTGTTGGTGATGGAGGCCTGAATCCTGAGTACACCGGCACGCCTTTCAAGGGGGCGAATGGTGGCGATAGCTCGGCATTTGGTTTTGCTGCAGAGGGCGGTGGCGGTGGCGGTGTCTACGTCGATGATAACTCAGCAGGCAATAACGGCGGCTCCGGTGGCGGTGGTGGCGGGGGAATCAATGGCAGCGACATGGCGGGCGGCGCTGGCGCTTCTAGCCAAGGTTTTGCCGGCGGCGATGGCCGGGGAGGCCAGCCCCACCAGAGAGCGGGGGGTGGCGGTGGTGGCGCTGGCGCGACTGGGGAGAGCACTCCAGCTAGCGGTGTCGGTGGGTCAGGCGGCAGCGGCAAGACTGTTGACTTTAGAGGTGCTAGCGAAACCCTTGGTGGTGGGGGTGGGGGCTGCTCCGGTGGCGCAGGCGGATCCGGCGGCGGGGGGGATGGCGCTGGCGTTGGAGGTGAGGCGCTTCCTGTCGCCGGCACCCCTAACACTGGTGGCGGTGGTGGCGGTAGTTTTGGCACGACCCAAACAAGGGCTCCCGAGGAGACAGGGCCAGGTGGTAGCGGGATTGTTATGGTTCGGTACAAGGTCTGACCGGTGAGCTATGCCGTAGAGCAGTGGGACAGCGTTGATCTGGATCTGAGGGCTGGGCCGTACATCGCCCCGGTCGACCCGATCGCGCTTGTTCTCGATTTTACCGACGGACTGGCCCCGCCGCTGCCGTGGTTAAAGCCGACGCTTTTCGCTGAGTACCTGGCGCCTATTCAACGGGCGGGATCCGCTCAGGGGGCGACCTCGATTACGATCACCCCGGCGACACCAGCGGACGGCGAGCGCGGCCTGCGCTGGATCCGGGCGACCGACCAGGATCTCGGGATCCGTGCCCGCTTCGAGGCATCCGGTCAGAAGGATAGCGCCGGTGTGCTGGCTTGGGGGCTGGCAGACACCAAGCAGGGCGAGCGTGCGGCGCCGTGGAGTCAGTCCGGCTCCCGCGATCGCGAGCAGGGCCTTTCTTGGGGCCGAGCGTTCGCGATCGACCGTATGGGCTACGTCAGCTCCTGGGTAATGAAAACGCCTGCCAGAGATGCAGAGAGAGGCTTTGCCTGGTACTCGGTGAACCTGACCGGCACGGTTTACGACGACGCGGCCGAACGCTACGCGCTCCTGCAGACCGACACGGCCACCACGATCACGCTCGCCACCGACTCGGGCACGATTGAGATTACAGACCCGGATAACGTCGAGCTTCGGTTCGGCTGGGTGAAGCCGGCGCGGCCGAGCGTGGCCCATGACGTGACGTACCGAATCACAGCCCGACAGGCTGAGCCACGCGATCGCGGTCAGCGCCTACCGTGGGGCGCTGGCCAGAGCGTTTGGCATGACTACAACCTCCCATACCCTGTGGAGCCAAACCCGGACCCTGATCCGGTGGAGCCGCCGGAATTCAAAACGGTCTATCTGATTATGAATACGCTGCAAATTACGGACGTTGCGACGGGTACACCGCTGGATATTCAAGGGGTGACCATCGGGCTGGATATCGATTCATGGGCGTGGAAATTCTCCGGCACGCTCTACGGGCAGGGCTCTTTGGCGCTGGTGGCGCCTGGTGCCGGCGGCATGAAAGATATCAGCGTGACGATCAACTCCCACGACTGGGTATTCTCTATCGAGCGCTACACCAGTGATGAGCGTTTCCCTACTGAAAAATTCACCATCACCGGTGTGAGCCGCACGCAGTATATGGCTGCGCCATTCGCGCCGACTCGCAGCTATACCAACGCGAGCGCTACCACGGCTGCCCAGGCGGCAACGGCAGAGCTGCAAAACACGGGTTTCTCCCTGACTTGGCCAACCGGAAACGATGAGGACCTGCCGGATTGGCCGATTCCGCCCGGGGCGTTGAGCTTCCGTGATAAGTCGCCAGCGCAGGTGGTGGCGCAAATTGTAACGGCGGCAGGCGGGATTATGGTGCCTGCCATGGCGGCAGATAACTGGACCGTGCAGCCTCGCTACAAGGTGGCGCCGTGGAATTGGGAAACGGCGACGCCGGATGCCGGCATCTATATTGGCATGGTGCGCTCGCGCTCCGCGCAGTACGAACCGGCACCCGCGTTCAATGCCTGCTATGTGAGCGGTGTTAGCCAAGGGGTAGCCGTTGATGTGCAGCGTGCTGGCAGTGGTGGCACGGCGCCGATGCCAGACATTTACGAAGACCTGATCACTGATAGCCAGCCCGCCATTAGCCGCGGTACAGCCGAATTGGCCGGGGCGGGGAACAAGGTGGTGGAAACCCTGAGCGTGCTCATTCCTGAGTCCGGGGCCGCGCCGGGGGTGGTTCTGCCTGGGATGATCGTGAAAGTCATGCACGATGACCCTTTGCTCGACTACATGGCCCTGGTGCTTGCTGTGTCGATCAGTGTGCAGAAAGCGGGCGGTGCCGAGATTTATCAATCCGTGACCCTGGAGCGTAGCGCATGAGTACCCGTAACCCCTGGCTGAAGTTCCGGCGCTTGCTGCAAGGCGAGGGCCGGTATGTGGTGACTGTGCAGAGCAACAACGGCGACGGCACCAGCACCGTGCAAACGCGTGACGGCGTGAGCATCACCGTCAAAGGCGAAGATGTGGCCGCAACCAAGAAGGCAATGATCGAAAACGGCCGGTTATCTTATGAAGTGCCGGTGTTGACGGTATCGACCGTCGAGGTGTGACGTTCTGCTTTGTGCTGTACAAGCTTGATTTAGCTGACTAGCCTTGCCCCTAAAACTAGGGAAGGGTTGTTATGAATCGGGATCATCACAGAAACATTGTCTATGGGGCCGGCGGTATCTTTGTGGTCGTGCTGCTAGCTTATATTTGGCGTTTTTCCGGTGGCGATATTGGTGGGCCCACCGAGTGGGCGCAATTTGGCGATTATATGGGTGGGGTGATTAACCCAATATTGGGGTTTATAACGGTGTATCTGTTGCTTCACTCGTTGAATTTCCAGAGCACAGAGCTGCAGTTAACGCGCGATGAGATGGAGCGGGGGAATGATATTTATGAGAGTCAGAGGGAAATGCAGCTCCGTGCTAGCTTGAGGGAACAGCTATTTGCTCACTATAAAGAGTGCTTAGCTTTGTTTGATGAAGCTATGTCAACGGACGTGATGAAGCTAGATGCTCCTTATTCTTCTAGTAGTTCTGGGCTGACATCTGCGGGTATGGTTGTTCAAATTCAAAGGAGAGCAGCAGGGCTTTCGCATGATAATCGAGGTATTGAGGCATTTAACGTATATGACAACAGGCTTGGCAGGGCGGCTGCAACCCTTCGCGGTTATTTAATTGATTGCTCTAAAGCCGCCAAGGCGCTGATTTACTACCTCGACACCTCCCTTCTTACTGATCAAGTTATCCGTGAATTCAGGCTGCACTATGACCGCCTAATGACTTTAATGTTGCTGGATGAGGCTCAGGCCTTCGAGCTGATAGATCAGCTTTATGATGCCGTAGACAAAAGGAGTAAATTGGAAGAGCCTAAATTTCAGTGGCACTCCCCGAGGCAGGCCCGAGAAGTGAAGGTGGCGCCCGTCGCGTAG